GGGACTATTCAGTTGCCAAAAAGAATTAGGTGGAGATGATGCACCTATAAACATTCCATTAACAACAACATTAACTGGAAACATCAACACAACCACAACTCTTACATCAGATAAGGTGTGGACATTGAAAGGATACGTTTATGTAACCGATGGTGCTAAACTTATCATTCAACCCGGAACAACAATCGTATCTGATATAAGTGAGAAAGGTGCATTGTGTATCGAAAGAGGTGCACAAATAATTGCGGAAGGAACTGCAACAAAACCAATTATATTCACATCAGGTAAAATAGCTGGAGAAAGAACTCCTGGTGATTGGGGTGGTATTGTAATATTGGGTAGAGCAAAAACCAATAGAACATCAGAACCAACTATTGAAGGTGGTATTGGTAGACCTTATGGTGGAACAAACGATTTAGATAATAGTGGTGTTCTAAAATATGTAAGAATTGAATACGCTGGAATTGCAGCAATGCCAAACTCCGAAATCAACGCACTAACATTGGGTGGTGTTGGTAGTGGAACAATCATTGAGAATGTTCAAACTATCTACGCTAACGATGATGCATTTGAATTCTTTGGTGGAACTGTAAATGCTAAAAACTTATATGCATTCGCAACCGCAGATGATGATTTTGATTTTGATTTTGGATATACCGGAACTATTACAAATGGTGTAGCAAAGAGAGACCCACAATTCGTAGATAACGGAGATGCTGGAAATGGTGTGGAGTGTGATAACGATGGAACGGGTTCAACCGCAACTCCATACACACATCCTAAATTATTGAATATGATTTTAGTTGGACCTAATGTATCAACTGCATTGGCGAACCATAACTTAGGTTTAAGATTTAGGAGAGCAACCCAATTCACAATGAAAAATAGTGTAATTTGGGGATGGATGAAAGGTGGATTAAGTTTAGAAAGTAATGAAACTGCACAATTCGTAAAAGATGGAGTTTCGGTATTCGAAAACAATTCAGTAGGAACATTTAACCCTACGTTAAACTTTATCAGTAGAGCAACCACAATTTTAACAAATGACCAACTTAAAACTTTGGCATTGGGTAAAGGTAATAAAGAGATAGATGTTGTAATACCTGAATTAGATAAGCCTGTATGGGTTAATGGATGGACTAGATTCCCATCTAAAGGAAATTAAAATTAAAAGGGAGGTAATACTCCCTTTTTTTATATTTATAGGTAACTAAATAATATACCTATGAAAAACCTATTATTTTTATTAGCATTTATCCCAACACTAGCTTTTTCGCAAGTTAGTAATTGGAGAAGTAACCCACCTACACCTCAAAGGTCTACGCCATCAATACAACCATCCACTCCACAAAGAAACGATGTAAGTAATTGGAGAAATCAACCACCATCAAGGGGATATGATAGACCTATAAGAACAAGACCGGGTTCAAACATAATTGTAAGAGACCCATGGTTAATGAATAATTTTGGATGGGGATGGAATAGATGGGATATGTGGGGAGCACCTGCATTTGGTTGGAATTATTGGAACCCTGGCTTTTACTTAAACGATTGGGGTTATAGACAACCTGCAAGAGTATATGTTTACGATAATGGAAAAGCAGATACTATTAAAGGTAAAAAACCTGTTATTAGTTTTGGTATTCAAAAAACAGGCGGCAATCAGATTGGTGGATTTTTTACAATGGGAAACAAAGCATATTTTATAGCTGAATATAATACAACATTTGAAAGAGATAATTCAACATTCTTTCCTTATGGTAATATAACACAAGTCGATTTTCCAATGGTAAGTGATTTGGTAAAACAAAGTAACTTTTATGTTGGTATTGGTAAGAGAATCAAAAGAACAGGTATCCACATGATGATTGGTAGTGTGACCGAAGATGTGAAGTGGAGAGGTAAGGATGATATTGGATATATTACTTTCCCAAAATATAGAGATAGATTTACAACTGTTAAAGTTGGAGCGTTACATGATTTCAAAAATCTAACAATAAAGTATGATTATGACCCAATAATCAGAAGCAGTACTTTAGGATTGGGTCTAAACTTCTAAATGAAAAAATGGATACTCCCTTTACTGATAATTGTTATGTCTTTATTCGCTACGGAAGCGATAGGGCAAACCTATACCCAAACTTATAAAGATAAATGTACCGGTGAGATTAAGGTTGCAACCACCACAATGACAAATGGGTTTGCAACGGTATCCTTTTATAATCAGGTAAGAGTATTTTCTCCACAAGAGGTAATGGCAGGTGCAGTTCAACTTTGGATAACTGCAACATATACGGCATACTCAACAATGGGATGTCCAACTAATCAGGTTGTTCAACAAACGGTAACAAACGCAGTAGCACAAGCAGCAGCGGCCGCAGCACAAGCAGCCGCACAAGCAGCAGCTGATGCAGCAGCAAAAGCCGCCGCAGATGCAGCAGCAAAAGCAGCAGCAGATGCAGCAGCAAAATCAGCTAGTTCATCAGCATCCGCATCAGCAGGTGCGGCAGCAAGTGGAGCAGCAAGTGCAGCAATTCCACCACCACCATCAACACCTCCACCAACCGCATCAGCCCCTCCACCACCATCAAATAGTAGTTCTACCCCACCACCGGCTTCCTCATCAGGAAGCAGTAGTTCTGGAGGTTCTGGGAGCAGTTCTGGTAGTGGTTCATCTTCATCTACGGAAACAAAGACTGAAACTAAAACGGAGACTAAAACTGAAACCAAATCTGAATCAAAATCGGAGAGTAAATCGGAAAGCAAGACTGAAGAAAAGAAAGAAGAAACTAAATCGGAAAGCAAAGAAGAAAAGAAAGAGGAATCAAAGTCAGAGGAGAAAAAAGAGGAGAAGAAGGAAGAATCTAAAGAAGAAAAAAAAGAGGAGAAGAAGGAAGATAAGAAAAAAGAGGAAAAAAAGAAATCCGTAGCAAACCCAATGATGTTAGCATCCGATTTAGCTGGTACGGAAGATATGGATGGTAGATATGCTGTAATGATGAGTGTAGGTGTATCCAAATCATCCTTAATGGGTGATAAATCATATTCAGCTACCGCACTTATTTGGAGTACCTTAAACCAATTTGCATTGAGCGCTGGTGTGACTAAGATGGATTTTGAGGAAGGTAAATTAAATGCGATACATTCATACGGAACTACATTTGCGTACCTTAAAGGAACTCTAATGAACCTTAATGGGTACACCTATATCAAACCACATCCTAAGTACGGAACATTTGGTTATAATGTGGGTGTAATTACCTTAATGATGCCTAGAATGGGTGAGGGTGGTTATGATGTATCACTAAGTGCATCCGCAGTAGGATTTTGGATGAAACCATTTCAGTATAGTAGAAAGGTTACCCTAACACCTCAATTATTCTTAATGCAATCACCAATAGCTTGGAATACAATGACTGGAAATAGTTCGGTAACTAGAACGCCAGGTGCAATTGTAGGATTAGGATATGATTACAAAATAAGTAAAAGATTTGGATTATCTACATCATATAGAGGTGCTATGACATTTGAACCCAATTTTAATTTACTACATAACTTCCAAATTGGTTCAAAGATGTTATTTTAGAATAACTGAATATTTATACACATAAAATAATATATTATGAAAAAATTGTTGAACTTTAAAAACATTGCTATTGCAGCATTGGTTATTTACATACTTTTACAATGGTTTAATCCGGGTGGGGTAATGCCAGGTGGAAGAACTATCCGTATTGAGGGTAAAAAATACGAAATAATTAAGCACGAAATCGATACGGTTGATATTGTAAAGACTAAAGTGGTAACTAAGAAGGGTGACGATATCTATCACGAAACAATTGTTGAAAAAGAGGTCCTAATTCCAGCTGTAATTGATACGGCTGCATTATTAAAAGATTACTATTCAAAAGTATTATATAAGGATGTGTTAGTATTACCTGATTCATTAGGAACTGTGGCTGTAACCGATACTATCTCACAAAACAAAATCTTAGGTAGAACTTTCAACGCAAGTGTTAAACAAAGAACTATTAAAGAAACTATGATTGTTAAAGAGCCTGCAAAAACTCAATTATATTATGGGTTGAATGCAGGATTTAATAAAGAAGATTATGTTTCAGCTGTTGGAGCTGGTTTAATTCTTAAAACTAAAAAGGATAAAATTTATAATTTAAACATTGGTGTAAATAATAGAACTGTTGATGGTACTAATGGTTCATTCTCACCTTATGTTGGATTTGGTACATATTGGAAAATTAAAGTAAAGAAATAAGATGATAAAATTAATGGGTATTGTAACCGGAAAACCTAAAGTAAACGAAGTAAAGGATACTACGCAAATTATAGAGAAGGTAGCTAAATTGACTGATAGAAACGACCATACTGGTGCTGTAATCGAATTAGCAACATTTTTAAATAATACAAAGGCTCTTAAATTGTTACAAGCAATTGAAACAATACATGATATAGAAGGTTCAATGCCATCCGAAGTTTCTAAATATAGAAGTAGTATTTTAAAAGATTTGACAGATAAATTCAAATCAAAGTACGGAGATGATGCAGCTAAAGAATTAAACGGAGCATTTTAATAAAATAGAATATGATAAGTTTAAAGAAAATACTAAGCGAAGCAACTCTTACTGAAAAGAAATACTATGTAACCTATAACTTAGGTAGGGGAAGGGGTAAAGATTTGGAAAAGGAATTTGACCAAAAAACATTTAAGACAACCAATAAGCCAAAAGTATTTAATTCATATAACGATGCTAAAAAATACGCTGAAAAAATGGAAAAGATGTTCCAACATTCAATCGGAGGTGGAACGGCATATTGGGTATCGGATGAAAAAATGAATCCAATAAAAGAAGCAAAATCGGATTACGAAGTATATCACAAATCATATACATCAGCTATCAACGCAGCTAAAGAATATGCGGAGAAAAAAGGATACGAAATAAATGATGATGATTCTTTCAGACAAATAGGAATGGGCCCTCGTAAACCATCGGAAGGTAAGACTAATAAATTTAGTATTGAATTATCTAAAGATGGTAAGATTCAAAGAAAGAAACTTCAGATTCAAGTTTATGGTATGAAAAATTCTTACGAATTAAACGCATATATCCAATAATAAATAAATGAAACTTTTAGAGTGCATTATTGTATCTAAGGAAATAAATGATAAGTTCATCCTAGCTAAAAATAGAGATAGAGCTTACAACCCATCTTTAGAAATTGTTCATACTATCATTGATGGTATTGAAGTTGCATATTTGCACGATTTAGTAACTGATTGGAGTGAAGGATTAAATGAAAACGGAATAGGTGTTGTAAACTCCGCACTATTAGTTGGACATGATGAAGCTGAAGCAAAGCTTGTAAAAAAAGCTGGAAAGCCAGGACCTGATGGTGATAAGATGAGAAATATCATCAAACAACCTACTCTAATGAAAGCTGTAAAAGCAGCACTACAATATAAGGGTAAGAGTGGATTATCTTTGAAAGGTCATACATTTGTATCATCCCCAAAACACATGGTTAGTATTGAAACTACATCAAAGCATAAGCCGGATGTTAAACTTCAAAACTCCGAATCACCTGTTGTTCGTACAAATCACGGACACATGTTTACCGATGCTGGGTACACACATGGTGAGAAATATCTAAGTTCAAAAATGAGAAAGATATCCGCTGAGAAATCAGTTGATAAAGTGGAAGATTGGAAACAAATAGCACAAGCTATGAGAAAGGAATACTTTCCAACTAAACCTCAATTGAATATGAAAAGAGATACAAAAGAGATGTCTACATCATCTCAAACTGTAATGAACCTAACTGATAAGGTATTACAAATAACATACTTTAAGAACAAAGTAAATGAATTCAAAGGTATTAATAGACAACTGCCCGATGGATATCAACCTAAGATTACAATTGAAGTAATCGCAGTTTAATTTCAACATTTTAATAGAACCATATTTATATACATACAAAATGTAAATATATTAATATGTCAACAGAATTCGAATTATTTAAAGGAAAGAATCTAAGTTCTCTATTTGAGGATATCTATAACAATCAGTTATCTAAAAAAGCAAAGATATCGGCTTTAATAGAAGAACTTAAAAAGATGATTAAACATGCTGGTGATGTAGCTAGTGTAGGTCCTATTTTATCTTCACTAATTGATAGTTCCGTAAAGAACGATGACCAATTGGTTAAACTTGCAACAATCGCAACTAAAATTATAGCATCGGAAAAGAAAACCGAAGGGCAAGATGGATTCTTAACTGAATTTGAAAAGAATCAATTACTTAGAGAATTGGAAGAAACTAAACAAGAAGTAGAAAGAGTAGATGATTTGGAATTTGAATTGGAAGATTTAAAAAAGAAAATGAAATAAGATGGCATTAGATAATTCACAAAGTTCGGTAAGTTCGGTACAAAGTGCTGGAGTTAAACAGCCAATGGGTTTTGGAATTGTATATTCCGTTATTTTAGATGAAAATCATCCGTATTTAAAAGGAAGTGTTGGTGATACACAAATACAAAGACAAGGAGAGGCAGCCTATATGGGCGCAATTCAATACAGAATTACAGGCCAGCCAAGTACCGATGATGCATCATTACCTGTTGCGTTTCCTTATGATAAAAATTTCAAAACAATACCATTAGTAAACGAATCGGTTGAAATACTTCAAAATAATGGTGTATCGTATTATAGAAGAATTGGTTTAGAAAAAACACCAAATATTGATAGTAAAAAAACACAAATATCAGAAATATTTCCACCCGAACAACAAGTTGATGATGTAAAGAAAAATTACAAAACAGTTCAAGAGACAGGAACTACAATGAGTAATGTTAATGAATCATCTAAATATGATAAGTTTGGTGAATATTTTCAAGAAGAACCTGGTATACATAAATTAAAATTATATGAGGGTGATAGTTTAATTGAAACGAGATTTGGACAATCACTTAGGTTTTCTGGATTTAATAATTCGGAAAGAATATTTTCACCAACAATAATATTAAGAAATAATGAAAATGCTGAATCAAAAAAGCAGTTAATAAAATTACCAACTGAAGAAGATGTAAATAGAGATGGTAGTGTAATACTTTTAGGTTCTAATCAATACCAACTACCATTTCAACCAGGTACAATATCGGATAAGGGTTCATCTGATTTTGAAACTAAACCTAATTCATTTAAAGCATTTCCATCTAAATTAATAGGAGACCAAATTTTAATTAATTCTGGTAGAGTTATTATTTCGGCAAAAAACGCAGAAATGATTTTCTTTTCAAAAAAGAATTACGGATTCATATCAGATGGGGCAATGTCAATTGATAATAAATTAGGAATTGATATAACTGTAGGTGATAATATAAATGTAACAGCAGCGGATAGGGATATAAATTTTAATACATCCAATGGTAAAATAAATTTAGGTAATACAAAATTAGAACCATTAGTTAAGGGAGATAGTTGGGTTTCTTTAATGGAGGAATTGATAGATGCAATAGTAGCACAGCAATTCTTAACACCATCTGGTCCTTCGGCAACTGGACCGGTAAATAAACCATCATTTAATACAATAAAATCTAAATTAAAATCTGTATTGAGTGAATTAAATAAAACTTCTTAAAAATGTCTTGGGAGGTATTTAAAGAAAATATTTTAAACACAGTAACCAATCCAGAATCTATAAATTCAACGGATACGATTGCTGATTTGTACGCAACTGAATATGATGCTGCTATAAAGCGTGGTGCTGATATTTTATTTCAATCAAAGATGAAAGCGGGTAATGTACAATCTTTGAAACTATTAATCAAATCTGCATTAGATAGTGGTGTATCTCAAAAAGAACCATACGATTTAGTTGGAGAAATGGGAAAGGGGGTTTTAGCGTATTGGGCAGGAGCACAATTAGACCCATCCTCAATACCATCACCACCTACAACACCACCTGCAACTGGAGCAGTTCAAAATATTCAAATAGTATCTGTCGTATGTACCAATAGTGGACAATGGCAACAACCCACATTAGGAGGAAGTGAACCTGATTTAAGAGAGGGTGAAACTGAAAATGATGACATGCCTGATACTGAACTTGGAGAAACTCAAGAAATATTAGGAGAAATACCACAAGACGAAGAATCCGATGACCCACAAGCATTAGAAAAAGAACAATCATCATTTTTTAATACACAAGCAGAAGAAGTTGAAATTAGCGGTGTAGACCCGGTAACTGACCCACAAGTAATACCTCCACAACCAGCACCTACACCTATTGATACTTCCACACCGGTTGATACATCAAACCCTGCTGACCCAAACAAAGCACCTATTGCTGAAGTAAATAGTCCAAGAATAACAACAAATGTAGGAAAAACAGCACCACCACCTCCACCCGGTTTAGCCAGTTTTGGAAATGGTAAAATTCCAAAAGATAAATTAGGAAGTATAGATGCATCATACGGAGGAGGAATATTACACATTGAAGCTGCGAAAATGTATAATAAATTAATAGCACAAGCCAAAAAGGAAGGAGTTAAGTGGAGAGTATCATCTACATATAGAGATTATGAGGGGCAAGTTGCTTGTTTTAAAAAATATGGTTCTGGTAGTGCAGCTAAACCAGGCTTTTCACCACATGGTTGGGGGTTATCTTTGGATTTTGGAGAAATAGCTGGTATGCAAGAAGCTAGAGCAAAATCATTAGGAGTGGGGAGAGCTACAGCTGCTCCTGCCAGATACACACAAGAAAATTCTAAAATATATCAATGGTTAGCTAGAAATGGTCCCAAATATGGTTGGTATAATCCATATAGATTGGCTGACGGTGCTGGTATGGATGAAACATGGCATTGGGAATATTGGGGGTTTTATACATTAACTAAAGAACAAAGACAAGCGTAATATGGGAGCTATACAACCAACTAAAAATCATAAATTAATAATTGATGAGTTTATACGATACGCTCAACAACATTTAAATACAGTTAGTGGTATCGTAAACACTGTATCTACATACCCTCCATTGAATACACCCGGACCCGGAATAATTAATTGGTCTGGATATAGTGTACAACCTGCTAATTTATCAGGACTAACATCCGATGAATTTTTTGAAGAAGCAGAAGCGATAGAACGTGATATTAATGAAGAATATCCTGCAAATCAAAAATTGTATGAAGAACAATTCGAAACGGAAGAAGCTGCTATGGAAAATAATAGCGATGTTACAGCAGAATCAGCATTTTTCCGTGTAAACCAATATAATGATGAAAAGGAATTTGGAGTAGACCCAGTAACTGACCCGCAAATAATACAACCACAACCGGCTCCAACTCCATACGAACCACCTCCAGCTACAGCACCAGCTGTTGATTTAAAGGAAAAAAAAGTAGCAGGGCCTGTTGGTAGAGGAGATGAGGCGTTATTTAGAAAATGTGGTAATGGAGTATGGCCGGCATTAGGTAATGCACCTAGTTTTGAAGTAAGTTCTACACAACCCGGTAAATGTACAAGATATTGGTATAAAGTAAATACGGAATATATGACAAAAAATTGTACACAAATAATGTTTCCAACTTCAAGTGGAGATAAAAAAATAACTGTACATAAAGATTTAGCGGCTATTGTTAAACCAGCAATTGTAAAGATAAAAGCATTGGGTTTGCAAAAATATATTGAAAATTGTGGGGGTGGTTTAGCGGTAAGAAACGTAACTTGTGGAAGTAGATTATCAAATCATAGTTGGGGAACTGCCATTGATATGAACACCACAAAATATCCGTATGGATACAAATTCAAATCAGACGGTATTTATGCTGGCAATGCAAAGATAAGAGATTTGAATGAGTTTGATAGAGGATTCCAACAAGTAGCAGCTATATTCAAATCACAAGGAATGACTTGGTTAAGCAATAATGACCCAATGCACGTTTCAATATATGAGTAACAATCATAATAATTCCCAAAAATAACAATTTAAATATTTATAAACATAACAAATAATAAAGTATGGATACGGACAAATTATTAAAAGCCATTCAGATTCTTATTAAAGAGGAACTTAAAGAACAATTACCTGCTTTAATTAAGGAAGGTGTGAAGGCTGAGATGAAAAAAATGTTAGCAGAGGGTAAACAACCTGCTAAACCAAAAACTACTGGATTATCAATGGCTAAAGCTATGTTAGATGATGAGCTTATTGAAGAATCGGTATCTACACAAGTAGTACCACAAAAACAATTCAGTAAAAACCCAATGATTAACCAAATCCTTAATGAAACACGTGGTGGAATCCCACAAGGAGATGGAGGGTTCAGAACAATGAGTTTTGGACAAGGTGATATGGGTTCTATTGTAGGTAAAACAGCAATTGCTGAAAAAATGGGTTATGGTGATTTAGCGAAAGGACCTTCTCCAACAGGATTAGGTGTAAATACTGGAGTAGCTGAATTGGATAAAGCCTTTAACAGAGATTATTCAGAATTGGTAAAAAGATTTAAGAAATAATAATGGCAATTGTATTAGGACAAAAGTTAGTACAAGATACGAAAAAATTTGATGATTTTGCGATAGGTATAACTTTGCCAATACAAATTGGTAATACTGCATTTAATCAAAGTTTCAAAACCGCAGAGCAAGCTAGTTCTAATATAAAAAATCTATTATTAACAAAAAGAGGTGAAAGAATAATGCAACCAAATTTTGGTAGTGGTCTTCAAGAATTATTATTTGAATTTAATGATGATGCATTAGCAGAAAAAATAGAAGATACAGTTACATCGGCACTAGAAAATTGGTTACCATACATAAGTGTTGACCAAATTGATATTGGAGCAACTGATTTGGATAAAGATAATAACATAGTAAATGTATCAATTAAATTTAGAGTATTAGGAAATCCAGATTTAAATACAGTCACCTTTAATGTAGGTG